AATGGTGAAATTAAAGAAAAACCCATCAATAAAGAAATTAAATCAGATTCAGGAAATTCAACAAGTGTACGTAGGGGAAATTTTTATGACGAATTTAAAGAAAAATACGGGGAAGAACTCGCAGCAGGCACCCTTACTGTGGGTGAGATAGCGCAAGCTTTAGGCACCACCAGTGCCACAGTATCCAGAATGGCAGCAGCATACAAAATAGATGTTAAGAACGAAGTAGCTGCAGAAGATTGGGAGATATCAGACGAAACTAAAGCAAGTTTAGATAATTTTTCGAGCTTTCGCAATAGATATTTTGCTACAGAAACGGGCGAAAAATATGAGACTGCTGATTTTCATGAGAACTGGATAAAAAATATTATAGGAGCTATAGAGGGGGGTAAAGAATTAATTATATTAAGTCCTCCTAGACATGGCAAAACAGAATTATTAATACATTTTGCTGTGTATCAGATAATGAAAAACCCAAACATAAGGATAATGTGGGTAGGTGGAAATGAGGACATTGCAAAGAATGCTGTATCAGCGGTATTAGAACATCTTGATGATAATGAAAGACTTCAAGAAGATTTCTGCGCACCTGGGAAAAAGTTTAAACCAGATAATAGGTCAGGTAAGATGTGGTCACAAAATCAATTTACTGTAGGTACTAGAACAGTACCAGGTATTAAATCACCAACTATGGTTGCTGTAGGTAAAGGTGGCAAAATCTTATCAAGGGACTGTGACTTAATAATTGCAGACGACATTGAGGACCATCAAACAACAATGCAACCTGGTGCAAGAGAAAATACTAGGCAATGGTGGACAACAACTTTATCTTCAAGAAAAGAGGAACATACTGCTGTAGTTGTAATAGGTTCAAGACAACACTCAGATGATTTATATCATCATCTTTTAGCTAATGATTCATTTGACCAAATAGTTGAAACAGCACATCAAATGGATTGTGGAATACCAGACCATGAAGTAGAAGAACATGTTGATTGTATGTTATGGCCAGGCAAAAGAACTTTTAAATGGCTTAATACAAGAATGCAAGCAGCAGAAACTACAGGTGGTAGAAAAATATTTGAAATGGTTTATTACAATCAGGCTTTTGTTGAGGGTACACAGATATTCACAATGAATATGATTGACCAATGTATGAGGCCTGACTTAGTTATTGGGCAGGTACCAGGCAACTTGTATTTAGTTGCTGGACTTGACCCTGCTTCTTCTGGTTATCAAGCAGCTGTACTATGGGGCATTAATGCACCTAGAGGTGAACTTTTCTTAATTGATATAGAAAATAGACAAGGTGGAGGAGTGAAACATGCTTTACAGATTATGTCTGATTGGTTACACAAATATGATTTACAACATTGGGTTATTGAAGAAAATGGATTTCAAACAGCTATTAGACAAGATGATAAAATAAAAGAATTTGTTTTAAGAGGTGGTATAACAATGCAAGGACATGTAACTGGAAATAATAAGCATGACCCTATGTACGGTGTTGGCTCAATGGCTGGATTATTTGAAAATCAAAAAATACACTTACCTGTTGGAGATTCTGAATCACAAGCTAAAGTTAATGCCTATAGACAACAGTTACTTTATTTTGATGGAAAGCCAGTTTCTCAGCGAAACAAAGAAAAAACTGATATAGTTATGGCAGGGTGGTTTCCTATGAAAGTCTTCCGAAGAATGAATAAGGAACAACTCGCAGGCATGGGACTAGATTATGAGGCTAGTTACACAGATTTTGGATATACAGAGTATAATGAGGCACCATGGGGATAGAAAATTTAGATATTAAGAATTACAGAGAGATAGTAGATAATGCTACTCAATTAGTTAATGGCAAACCGTCAAAAGAAAGACAAGTTCAAAAAGCTAGAATTAAAGCAATTTTGAATGGTGGAGTTGAAGGTATGAAAGCATTGCTTGGTGAAAAAATGGAATCATCAGATGCTGATTTATTACCAGCTCCAAACATGTTGCAGTCAGGTATTGACCGACTTGCACAAAAGATTTCAGGTATACCACAAGTTCGTGTAGATATATTAAATCATAATACATCTGATAGAGCTAAATTCAGAGCAGAGAAGTTAGAAAGAATTGTTTCAAGTTATGACGAAAAACAAAATCTTTCGCTACAATTAGGACAGGCAGCTAGATGGTTGCCAGGTTACGGATACTGCGCCTGGATAATAACGACACGCACAGATAAAAATGGTTATATATATCCTACGGCAGAACTCCGTGACCCGTACGATACTTTCCCAGGGAACTTTGGCCCTGACCAACAACCACGAGAACTTGCAGTACTAAGAAGAGTACCTAGATATAAACTTGCACAACTATATCCTGAGTTTGCAAAAGAAATATTAAATCCTGATGAATCAGAAACTAATGAAGCATCATATGGACCTGGTGGTGTAGGACAACAATATGAAACTGATAGACAATCTAATTGGGAAGATAATACAGGCCAAGGCGTAAGAATTATTGAATACTATGACGTAGGTGGTACTTATGTAGTATTCCCAGAAAAAAATATGATTTTAGATTTTATTCCAAACTTCTTGTCTGGTACTCCATTTATATTTATGAAACGATTAGCTTTTGATGAACTCAAAGGACAATACGACCACGTAATAGGCCTTATGGCTATGATGGCAAAAATAAATATTATGTCAGCTATAGCTATGGAAGACTCAGTATTTACAGAAACAAACATATCTGGTGAATTAGAATCAGGCCAATATAGAAAAGGTAGATTTGCTGTTAACTATTTAGCACCAGGTACACAAGTTTCTAAACCACAAAACAATATACCTTATCAATTATTTCAACAAGTAGATAGATTAGAAAGACAATTGCGTATGGTAGGTGGTTATCCAGTTACTGACGATAGCCAATCACCTAATTCATTTGTTACAGGAGCAGGTTTATCAGAATTAAATAGCACTATGTCATTAATGATTAATGAATATAGAGAAATAGTTAAACACGGTTTGCAACAAATGGATGCTAAAAGATTAGAGATGGATACTTTATTAGCTGCTCAATTCCCAGAATTAAAAAAGAAACCTATAACAGGTTTTTACGCAGGTACAAGTTTCTCTGAAAATTATTCACCATTAGCAGATATTGCAGGTGAATATAGAACAAGACGTGTTTATGGTGTTATGGCTGGTTTTGATGAACCACAAAAAATTGTTACTGGATTACAATTATTACAAGCTGGCGTTATAGACACAGAAACATTACAAGATAATATTGATGGTCTTGATAATATAGCTAAAGTACAAGAACGTATTAGAAAAAATAAAGCTGAAAATGTTTTATTTGAATCTGTATTAGCTAGGTCAGCTCAAGGTGATATGGCTGCAACTATGGCTGTTATAGCTATTTATGAATATCCAGGTGAGATGACAGATATACTTAAGATGTTTTATACACCACAAGAACCACAACTACCACCTGCAGAACAAGCAGTAATAGAACAACAAATGATGCAAGAACAAGCAGGCCCACCAAGTGTAGCTCAAGCATTAGGCGGTGGTATGTAATGGATATGGAAGATACAGAACTTAATTTTTGGAATATAATCGAAAGCAATTTTGGTATTGTTGATGAAATGGATGAAGAAGAAGTTAATTTATTTGACCCTTTTAGAAACCAAGCATTTACAATTATCAATCCTGCTCCAGGAATAATAATAATGATAAAGGATGATTACTATGGCTAAAAAAAGAGGTAGAGGTGGATACAGAAAGCCATCACAACCAGCTGCTGTTAGTGGTCCAGGTGCATTAAGTCAAAGAACTGATGGGAAACAACCAGAAGTTAGAATACCTGATATGCCATATGGACAACAAGCACAATTACTTGCACAACAAGCTGCTGCTCCATTAGGAGATTCAGGAGGAGCTAATTCTCCATTTCCAATGGACCAACCAGCAAGACCTAATGTTTTTGCTCCGACAGAAAGACCACAAGAACCTATTAGTCAAGGAGCTGCTTTCGGACCAGGTACTGGACCTGTTGACCAATTAGAAGATGAAACCGATATTATTCTTGCAGCTTTGTATTCTGTTAACCCACACCCAGTTATAGCGGAGTTAATAAATACTAGGAGCGTTTAATGGGTTTCCTTTTTCAAGACCCTTTTATGGAAAGGGATGCATTATTTGCAATAGAATCCCTAAATAAACAATATAAAGTTTGGCAACAAATATTTAAAACTCCTGAAGGAGAAGCCATAGCAGATAACTTAATTGATACTTCAACTGCTTATCCGGCATTACCTAAAACGTTAGCTAAAGAAATTGCTTTTACTGTACCTAATGCAGCACAAAACGAAGCTGTACAAGATATTGTAGAAGAAGTTTCTTTATCTAATGTTCAAGAACAATCAGAGTTATGGGATAAATTAACTGAAGAACATTATAAATTTGGTGGTGATTTTGAAAATACTATGCATATTAAACCAATTGATTTTTGGACTATGGGATTATCAAAAGGTGGAGCTAAACCAGGAGATATACAATATGGTGTTTGGGCTGCACAAGCTTATGATGCTTTTTGGCAAAACTTTGGTTTAAGAGGTAAATGGGCTGGTGGTGGTTTAGGTATGGTTCCTATGTTATGGGGAGGAATGCCTGTAGGTAGGTCTCAAGCATATTTAAGAGATTTAATTCTTTATGATAGAAAAATTAGACAAGGAGCTACAAAACAAGAAGCACAAGATGCATTAGCTATTGATGTTAGTTTTACTCAAGTTGATGGTATTGGTGAAAAAGTAGATGCAAGAGGTGCATTAACAAAACTTGTAAGTATGTTTAAAGAAGCTCATGATATGGGTGGTGAAACAGTATTTAGAGCTATGTGGAAAGAAATGTACGCAGGTAGGCCTATTAACTTTAATAGGGACCACTGGATGCGTATGGAGACATTAAAACCAGAAAATGACCCAAGATATCAAGAATTAATTACAGAGTATGGTTTTTCAGAACAACAAGCTAAAGATTTATTTTATAGCAAAGTAGGTAGACCATTAAAAGCTTATGATGAAAATGGTGAACAACATTATACAAGTTTAGATAATCCTACAAGAATACATTTTTTTGCAGGTAGAAAATCTTCTGGTTTAACTGCTTCATTTACTTCAAATACAAAATATGGAAAAGGTGGTTGGGCATTTCAACAAAAATCTGTATATGACAATGAAGACCAACAAAGAATATTATTTTCTCCTGGAAGGTATCAAGCTTCTTTATTTACTAAACCAGGTTCAGGTGCATATAACTTTTTATCTGGAAGCATAGACTTTGGTGCAATGGCTATTGAGGAATATTATGGTGCTAAAGGTGTAGGACAAATAGGAAAAGCATTTAGAGGATTAAGACAAATTAATCCTTTATTAGATGAATCAACAAAAATAATTGATATTAATAGAGCAGGTAAAGTTTCAAATAACTCACCACTAGATGATTCAAAACAAATACTTGATGATATAGGACCAAAGATAGACGGTACTAAACCTGGTGATACTGCTGAAGATGTTCTTGACCATGTAGGAATATGGAAAGGTTATAGAAACAAAAGAAAAGCTAGTCAAGTTGAAAGAACTGTTAAGAAAAAATATTTAGCTAATAATATAATGCCTAAAATATTTAGAGAAACTAAAGATGAAATGCTTAATAGGCCTTTTATGATTGAAAAAGTTTATAGACCTTTAGTTGATGAAGTTGCAAAAAATCCAGAAACAGCAGCTGTATTAATGGATACAAATCCTGTTTATAAAAATTTACAAAAAAGTACAAGACAAAAATTAATTCGTGTTGCACAAAATAAAGGTGTTGATGGAGTTAGAGATACATTTGGTAAATTAATAGATGAAGGTGTTTATGTAGGAGGTAAAGTACCAAGAGATTATTTACCTAACAAAATGTTACCTAAAGGTGCTTCATTTTTAACAAATAAAATATTAATTGAAAATGCATACAAAGCTAAAAAATTAGGTAATTTACCAGACCCAACAGTAATGCAAAGAGTTGCTAAAAAAACTTATTCTGTATTAGGTAAAGAAGATGCTGCATTTAGAAGTATTGGTGGATATTTAGGAAGTGCATTAAGAATACCAGCTAGAGTAACTACAAGAACATTAGGAGCTGGACTTGCTGGATTAAAAGCATTACCTGGCGCTCCTATTAAAGCTATAGGTGCTATTAGAACATTTACTAAAGGGCAAGGATTTGCAAAGCCACAAATAAAATTAGTAAGGCCTAAATCTACAGATGAACTTGTTATAGGTCCTCAATCAATACAAACAGAAACAAAACTTATAAAAGAAAGATTACAAGAAGCATTAAACAAAATAGGTATTACTGATGTTAAGTCAGGTCCAGAATTTGAAAGATATTTAGGTTTTTCATCTGCTTTTTATAATAACTCAGACCCATACTTTAGAAGTTTAATGAGTGCAGTACCAGATTTTGGAATTAAAGGTTTAAATAAAAATGCAGCTTATGACCAATTAGTTTCACATTTACAAACAGTTGGTTATTCAATAGATGAAATGGCAAAAATAACAAAAGAATTTTGGAAAATAGATTTTAGAAAAAAACGACAAGTTTCTAAATTTATGTTTGACCAAAATGTAAGAGATGTAAATAGAGTAAGAGTATTAGGTGGACAATGGCAACCAGTTATGAGAGCTTTTGCAAAAATGTACAATACTACAATGGAACAAGCTACTGCATACTTTGTAGCTGGTTATGCAGATGAAGCTATATCTATGCCTCATATAGGAAATAAATATACCAAAACTGAAAGAATGATTTGGCAAGATTATAAAGGTGAGACATACGGTATTGATATAGGTTCAGCTCATTTGTTTTCTGAATTTGCAGATAATATACAACCATTTATAGATTACAGATTAATTAGACGTGCATATGGTAATGCTTGGAATGAATTAGAAAATGCTGATAGTATGTTTAAAGCTTCAACAGAAAATCTTAAAAATATTGGAAGATGGATAAAATATAATTATCACTTTTATGATGACATAGATTCACCTAATCCATATGCAAATGGATATGTAGGAACAAGTAAATTAAACGAAGATGCTTTTACATTGCTTGCTGATTTCTATACAAGAAAATTATTTAAACCATTTGTACTTTTAAGAGGTGCTTTCTTTACAAGGGTATTTATGGAAGAACAAATGCGTGTAGTTGCTGCAGGCCTTGATGGATTCTTTAACCATCCTATACATTATATTCAATGGGTTACTTCAGGTAAAAAAGCTAGAAATTTAGCTAGAGAATCAGCTCAAATAGATGAAGTATTTAAATCTGGAAAATTAAAAAAATGGTTAGATGAAGGATTAACTAAAGAACAAGCTTATATGAAATGGGCAGATGAAAATGTTGATGCTATAAGGTTAATGGATAGTTATGAATATTTAGAAGCTACACAAAAAACATTTAATTTAGCTGGTATGCAAGGTAGAGAGCAAAGAAGAATTAAAGGCATGAATTATATTATGCGTAAAAAAACTGATGCTAATACTAAACAATATGTTGATGGCGTAAGAATGGAATTATTACAATTAAGAAATGATTTAATATCTAGGAAAGTAGCACAATTTGGTTATGGTTCTGATGAATTAACTGCTTGGATATTTTCTAAAGAAGGTGCTGCAGCTAGACAAGATTTAGCTGATTGGGGTGGTGGAAGATGGTCAGGAATTACTAATAAGCCAAAAGTAATTGACCAATATTTACAATCTGTTGAAGCACGTATAAGACTTAAAACAGGTGGAAAAGTTGAAGAAGGTGTTCATTATGTAAAAATAACTAAAGGTGGTGGAGGAGATTTACCTGATACAAAATATAGATTTAATATAAATGCATCATCTGATAATTTAGGTAATCAAGATTTAAGAAGATTTATTTATGAAGGAAATTTACTTGATAATGTAAAAGGTAAAGATGTTAGCTTTAAAGCACCTGGTTTAACTACAAGAGAATTAGAAAAATTTTCAGATATATTACAAGAATCTTATATTACAAAAGGACAAAAAGGAAAAGGTTTAGATTTAGATTTAGGTTATGTAAAAGCTATTGATGATAGTGGAGATAATCAAACTAAAATAGGCCAAGCTTGGGATGCATTTGTTGATACAGCATTTAATACATTAATGACTAAACCAATAGCTTATTTAAACAGAGCAACAGTATTTAAACAATATCGTTATATGTATATAACAGACAATTGGGCAAACTTTAATAAAGACGCAAGAAAAAGATTTATTAGAGAAGCTGAAGCATTAAATATTCCTAAAGCTGTTATTGATGAAATGAAAGAATTAAATAAAACTATGCCTGTTGCTACAGGTGCTATGACATACGAAATAGCTAATAATACATCAAAAGCATTTGGATTAGCTGGTACTAAAGATTTATTGTATGATGCATCTAAACGACATCTTATATCTGATATAACAAGAAACATATTCCCATTCCCTGAAATTTGGTTTGAGGTTGCAACTACATGGGGCAAGTTACTATCAAACAAACCATACATGATGAGACAAGCACAAGTAGCTGTTAGGGGTGGTGAGACATTTAAGATTGGTGGATATGGTACTGAAGGTTGGATTACAAATAATCCACAACCTGGTAGAGAAAATGAAAAAATGTTTGTGTATCCATTTGCTCCATTCTTATCAAGATTAGTTTATGGTAAAGAAACATATACAGATGAAAATGGACAAACACGTAAAGTAGATATAGCTGCTAAAGCATATTTATCTGGTATTAACTTGTTAGGTCAAGGTTTTGTACCAGGCCCTAACCCAGCTGTAGGATTTGCTTTAGATAAACTTATACCTATTGAAGGTTGGGAACCAGAGTTTAAAGAATTTTTATTTGGTGGTTTCTTACCTCCAGAAAATATTAAAGAATTAGTACCATTATCTCCTTGGCTTAAAAAAGCTATAGCTGCAATACAACCAGGAACTAAAGATGAATTAAATATAGAAAAAAGTGAGTTTGCTCAAATGAGAGCTGCTGCAACTATATCTATATTTAGATATGGTTCTGTTATTGGTGAACCAAGAAGATTGTATGATGCTGGCAAAATGGATAAATGGTTAACTGAAGTAGATAGAGATTGGGAATTATTAGCAGATGCTCCAGAGTATTCTCAAGAATATTATCAATTCTTAAGAGTACTTGATGAAGCATATTTAGAATATTCTAAAAGAAAAGCTAAATATTTATTTGGTGTACAAGCATTAGCACAATTTATATTACCTACAGGATTTACTCCTACTTACTACATAGAAGATAAACAAGGAACTATGTGGAATGCACAAGTGTTAGCAGATGAATATAGAAATATATTAAGAGATAATGATGGTAATGATGCTGAAGCTGCTATGCAATTTTTAGATACATATGGTATGGAGCATGGATATTTAACTGCACCATCTAAAGTATCAGATACTGGTAGACAAAACTATACACAAAAATCATTGAAGTGGAGATATGATAATAGAGAAGTATTAAAAGAAGCAGAACTATCTGCATTCTTAATATTGCCTGATAATCCAGCTGGAGAAAGAGCTTCTTGGGATTTACAACCTGATAAAACACAATTAACACCTGACCAGTTTAGAAGAAAAGTTAATGATACATTAGGTTACTTTGCATATACAAATTATAAAAATATGATTGATGCAGCAGATTTACCTACATTACAAGCAACTATGCTTAAAAGACAATTTAGAAATAACTTAATACTTGCTAAAGAAGGTTTCCAAGAAGATGATTGGGGATTACCTGGTTCTGTAAGTATTAAAGATATATTTAATGAAATGAGAAGAGTATGGCCTGGTAATGAATTAATTATGGAACAAGAAACAGGCAAAGGCTTTGTTGCAATGTTAGAACAATGGGAAGAATTTGAAAAATACTCAATGCAAATATCACCTAGTAAAACTAAAACTTGGTGGTTAGAATCAGAGAAGCCAGAAGCTAGATTTATGCGAATACTTATGAATCAAATAGCACAGGACATTATAGCAGAATATCCTGATTTTTGGCATGTATGGACAAGTCTTATGCTAAAGTTTTATAGAGACGATAAAGAATTATTAGAAGATATGTTTGATGAGGATTAATGGTAGATTATAGCGTAAGTTCAGATAATGTAGATAAAGCTACTTTAGATGAACTAGATGATTTGGTTAAAAAGTATTCAGGTTTATTAGGAATAGACGCATCATCTGGTGTACAGTTTTTACAAATTTTAAGTGAAAAGAATTTTAATGATGGTGGTTTAAATAAATATAATTTAACCGAAACAAATATTAAAGAACTTCAAGATGCAATTGATGGTAATAAAGAAGCCGCTTATATAGATTTATTATTAAAAAATATATTTAATTCAAGAAAAAAACCAGAAAATTATAATGCTCCAGATGAAGCTGGAATATCACAAGTTTATGAAATGTTTATAGGTGGTGCTTCTTTACCTGAAGTATTAAGTGCAGTGGGTGCTGGTGATTTAGATAGAGAATATGATTCTAAAGCTAGTAGAAAAGTTCCTGTTTATGAAAATGGTAAACCTAAATTTGAAAATGGAACTCCTGTTTATAAATCATTTGAAACACATTTTTCTACAGACTTTCATTATTTTATGAACTCATTAACAGATTCTGGAGAGATTGAACAATTTCAAAAATATTTAATTGAAAATAGAGTTGTACCTCCAAATACTTTTTTAGGAACTGAAGGTGAATATAGTTCTGCATTAGAAGCTGCAGTAGTTTCTGTTATGGTTTTCATAGACCAAGAACATTATATTGCAGAAGGTACTGAACAGTGGAATCAAATTATGAATGATGACCCAGTATTTTTTACTAGCTCTCAAGCATCAGATTATACAATGGACGCTCAAGGATTGCCTGTACCTACTGAAGAAGGTTTAAAAAGAACTCAAGACCTTAAATTATTTAACTGGGGTATTCAAGAAATATCTAAAGATTATGAAAAATTTGCAGCTTATGAAGAACAAATGGCTGATGAAGGACTCATTAATCAATTAAAATCACAATATCAAGTAATGACTCCATTACAAAGAGAAGACGAAGTTGAGTCTTGGTTTCAACAAAAACTTGGTAGAAAAGGTTCTAAAAGAGAAATTGAAGAATGGGCTAATAATATAGCTCTTAATTATTCAAGTGTATTTAAAAAGCTAGTTAAAGATATGCAAGGATTACAAGCAGATGTGGGATTAAGAGATTGGGAAACAGCTTATCTTGCTTCATTTGGTAACGAAGAAGATACAGAAATGAAAAAGAAAACATTTAATGATATGACTGATATATCTGCACAATTAGCACAAGAAAACCCATTGTTACAAGCTGAAGATAGATTTGATGATATATATGCTGAACAAATGGAATCATATGAAATTGGTAAGAAATCTATACAAGAAGATGCAGATATACTTAGGATGATTTATGGATAATAGAGAAAAATTAAGACAAGAATTTTTAGAAAAATTAAAAGAATTACAAGAACAAAATGATATTCCACAACCAGAAATAGACAGAGTTATATTAGATTATGATGGTATTGCTGAATTTTTAGAAGACGAAGGAGCATTAAAAAGATACGGTGGTCAATTAGTAGATATGACAGCATATCGTGCTGGTGCATTAGGTGATTTTAATCCTGCAGATGACATAATAATACCTTCAGTTACTGATGATGAAATAGAAATGGCTACTAAAGATTTTGAAAATGAAGAAACTTCTAAAGCAGATACAAATTTTATTGAAACTGAAGATGGAATTAGAGTAGACGGAGAATTAGTAGATGAAATAAGTCCTCTAGATAAAGAATTTCAAGGAATAATGGATAACGATTTAAATACACATTGGTGGCGTTATGACGATTCTTGGGATGATGAAGCTAAAGATTATATGGAACGATATGTAGCTGGTGATTTAACAGACCAAGAAATGCAAGAATTAATGGATGACCAAGCTAGAAGTGAAGATATAGATAATAAAATATCAGATGCTCAAGCACAATATGAAGCTGAATTAGAACAAACTGCTCAGTCTGCTGGTATTAAAGATACTAAAGCTTTTAAATTTGTAGTACAAGCTGGTACAAAAATACTACAAGCTATTGATGAAGAATTACTATATTCGCCATTATTGCTCGCAGAGAAAGGTTTAAAAGCATTAGGCCTAGGACTTCCAGGAAAAGCAGTAGGTGGTCTTACAAGGGCTGCATTGGTCTATGAGGACCTTTTATTTAAGGCCAACGTAGGTATAGCTGCATTAGCACACGGAAGTTTAGCTGTTGAAGGTACTGCATCAAGATTACCTACTGATATTGCAAATGGTATAGCAAATTTATATGGTGCTGGTATGCCTCAAGAAATAATTCCACAAGCAGAAGGTGGTATGTCTGTAGAAGAACAATCTAAAAGACATCAAACATATTTTGCTAATCAAATGTATCAATACTCAAGAATGTCTCCATCATTTAGATTATTTACTGATGTAATAGGCCCTAAGACTGGTATATCTGACCCAATACAAGGTTGGCAGAAATTTGGTAAAATGTTAGGTGGTGATAGCTAATGTCTGATTATGATTTAAAACTTGATGAAGGTTCTTATTTAGTTTATGTAGAAGAAACTGGTGAATTGTTTATTGCTTATGACGAAGGTGACTATTCATTATTATTTGAAACAGATAATAGTTTAGCTAGTTTAACTTATTTTAATGAAATAACAGAACCTAAAACACAAGAAATAGAAGCTGGTATAACTGTTACATCTACTCCTAATAAAGAATTACAAGAAAAATCTTATATACAACAATTAGCAAATAAAGGTTTAGCTATGATTATTGATACTAAAGAAAATTTTTATACTGCAAAAGGTATAGGAGATTTACAATCATTTGTATTTGTTGATTATGATTATTCACAATTAAATTTAGCTATTGATTCTCATGGTTCTAAAGCAATATCAAGGTTTGTTAGAAAATTAGAAGAACATGCAAACAATGCACCTTGGTGGAAAGATGCTGCTTATAGAAATGAAGCTGCACAATGGTATAAAAAATACGGTTCAACAGGATATCAATTATGGTTAGACACTACACATGACATATGGTTAGAAGAAAATGGTTATGACCCTAGAACATATCAAGCTTGGAAAGAATATTCTAAATCTGAAACTAAATGGAATGATAAATTATCAAGTTACAAAACTCAATTAGAAGAATATGTTGGTGCTAAAGGTGGAGAATTATCTGACGAAGCTTTAGAATACGCTGCTAATGAATGGGCTTGGGGTAGATGGGATGCTGCAAAAGCTAGACGACAAGTACTTAAAGCAGTTGACCCTGGAGAAGAAGGTGATTTAGATGCTGGATTTATGTCATTTCTTGATGGTACTGAAGTTACAGAAACAACATTAAAAGAATCAGAAGTACAAGAAGACTTAGATACTTATTTACCATCAGACTTACATAATACATATAACGTTAAAGAAATAGCACAAAAATATAGAAATGACCCATCTTATAGAATGAGTTTTATTGAAGGTTTAAAAGAAGATAGATATGCACAATATCCAATGTATGATAAAAATTTAGCTTGGAACAGAATAGTTGCAGGTAAAAAATCTATGGCTTCACAAGTTTGGGGAATAGATATATCAAACATTAAAGATAATGATGAAGGTGTTATTCAATTATTAATGGATAATGACCCAAGTACAGCAATGGAAACATTAAGACAAATAGGTTTAGATAGAGGATATGCAAAAACAATGGGAGATTTTGCAAATGCTTTTGCCTCAAGTTATGGTACAGGTGTTGTAAGGTCAGCAGGGTTTAGGGAGTAATATGGCTAATCCAATAATTTCAGGTAGTAATAATCAAATAACAATATATAAAGGTCAATCTGTATCTACTGCACAAGAAGGTGTTAGGCAAAATGACCCAGGTGGAGTATCAGAATTAAATAGAAGATTAGCTGATGGTTGGAGTTTAACTCCTACATTTGGTGGTGCTTCTAATCCTGTACAAACTGGATATAGCTATGAAAAAGGTTTATCTATGGCACAAGATTTATATAGTTTTTTTCCAGAAGATGTCACTAAAGAATTTGCTAATGCATGGGTTAAATATGGAAATGCAAGTCAAGCTTCAACAGCAGTAAGAAATACTGGTGCTTGGAAAAAACATTTTGATTATTTAGAAAGAGAAGATGGTACTTTAATTATGACTGAATTAGAAGCTTTATCTACTGTAGCTTCTTATAAAGAAACATTAGGTGAAGTAGGTATTGGTGATACTGCAGAATTTGAAAATGATTTTAAAACATTAATTCAAGATGAAGTATCTGCTGCAGAATTTCAAGATAGAATTAATTTAGTTTATGAAGGTGTTAAAGAACAAATACCTGAAGTAGAAAGATTATTCAGAGATAGATATGGTATTGAATCAGATAGTGGAACTATATTTGCTGCTTTAATAAAACCAGATATAGAAGATAAATTGTTAAAAGGTGAAATACAAACACTTCAATTGCAAGCAGAAGCTACAACAAGAGGATTTAGTACTTCTTTTGCAAGGTTTGCTGAATTAAGAAAACGTGGATTTACACAAGAAATGGCTAAAGGAGTATACGAAGCTGGTTCTGGAATAATAGAAAGAGCTGCTGGTATTGGTAGAGATTTAGGAATTGAAACACTAGAAGAAGCTGCATTAGGTGATGTTATTTCACAAAAACGTTTACAACGTACAGAAGCAGAAATACTTGCTAGAGGCGGTGTACAATTAGGAGCTGCTAAAAAAGGTGACGAAGTTACTGGACT